GACCAAGTGCTTTCAGCAGCGCAACGCATGACCGATACAGGCTGGCGGCTTTCCAAAGGTAAATCAAAACGGAAGATAGACGCTTGTATTGCTATGGTTATAGCGTTAGACCGTTGCACAACTAAACCCATCACACCCACACAAGCAACAGTATTGGATATTTGGTCATGAGCAAAAAAGATTTGGTTACAACTATGATAGAAATTGTTGGCGGCATCTGCATCGCTGTCGGTGTCGGCTCATTTAATGTTGCTGCTGGTGTTATTGTTGCAGGCGTTCTTATGATTATTGGTGGAGGCTTAGCGGCATGAGTTTATGGAAACGGACTGAGCAGCGTGCTTTGCCTACGAGCATTGACCCATATCAGATAACTGCACGCCCGTTCTACAACAACTGGTCAGGCGAAGTTGTTACTGAACTTACAGCGTTTGCTCATAGCGCAGTGATGGCTTCGGTCAGTATTCTTTCTGATTCTGTTGCATCAATGCCACTTGAGTTGATTAGGAAGCGTGGAGGAAGAATTGAAAACCTGCCAACTCCATCCGTCTTGCAGAAACCAAACGACAGACAAACAATGTTTGAGTTCATTCACCAAACCATGCTCACTCTTACAGTTCATGGCAACGCATACATTTACGCCCCAAGAGGGTCAAATGGGCTACCTGTTGAAATGCGCAATATTCACCCCAAATCAATAAAGAACATTCAATATTCTGATATGGGGCAAACCTTTTATGAGGTTGGCAAAGAACAGTTTTCGTCAGATGACATTATTGCTATCCATTGGATGATTCTGCCCAATCAAAAGATTGGTTTGTCACCGATAGAAACTTTGCGCAACACAATCGGCATGGGGCTTGCGATGGATCGTTTCCTTTCACAGTTTTATGGTGAAGGAGCAACACCATCCAGCGTATTAGAAACAGATCAGTCAATAACCCCTGAACAAGCGAAACAAATCCGTGACAACTGGGAAGAATCTCACTACAAACACCGCAAACCTGCCGTACTTCAAGGTGGATTAAAGTGGCGTTCAATAACTACCAGTGCTGCCGATATGCAAATGTTGGAACACAAAGAATCAATCATTCGTGATATTGCTCGTGTTTACCGCATCCCTTTGCACCTGATCATCGGCAGTGGCGGCGATTCGCAGACATACCAGAACCTTGAAGCATTAGGTTCAGCGTTCTACAAATACACGCTGCTTGGTTGGGTTCGCAGACTTGAAGAAGCCATTTCAAGTGTGTTGCCAGCAGGAACAGAAGTGAAGTTTAACGCTGATGAGTTCTTGCGTGCTGATCTCACGACCCGTGTCAAGGCGCAACAAATCCAAATCATGTCAGGCACAATGACACCGAACGAGGCAAGAGCCATAGAAAACTATGAGCCGTATGAAGGCGGAGATCAGTTTGTGTTAGGTATCGCTGGAACTGCTGTCGCAGGTATTGAAGGTGGAGAGTTACCAACATTGGGAACTGATCCGAAACCACCATTGAGGTAATTATGATTTCTAAAGCAGTATCGGTTACAACTTCACCGACTTTGATTGTGCCTGCCGACAATATTCCGAGAACGGTTTATATTCACAATGGCGGTGGCGCAAAAGTTTATTTAGGTGGCGCAGATGTTTCAACAGCGAATGGATTTCATTTAGGCAACGGTGAATCGCAAGATGTTTTTGTTCCGACAAACGAAAAACTTTATGGCATCGTTGCTAGTTCAACGAATACGGTCAATGTTTTGACTCCAGATTTGGATTGATATATGCCTTACGGAATATCTGCGAACCAATCTGATTGTTCTAATTGGGCTGCTGTAAAGATTGAAGCAGACGGATCAGCAACAACGCTTGCCTGCTATGACACAAAACAGGATGCTATTGATCGCATGGTGGCACAATCTTTGGCTGAAGGCATGGAACCAGCAGGCGAAGTAGGTCAGCGCAAGATGGACAAACGGAATGATGAACTGGTTGCTTTCATTGATTCGGCAATAATGATTTTGATGCAAGCCAAAGCATCCTATGAATCTGATGACGAAATGGAAGATGAACCAGAGGAAATGGTTGAGGATGCGGAGTATCGGGCAGTTAATTTGTCTGCGCCAGCGTTCATGCGTGCTTCAGCCAAAAGAGGTTTAGCGTTACACGCTGAAGGATTATCAGGTGACGGGCTTGTTCCTGCAACTGTTGCTGATGCTCGCCGTATGGCTAACGGTGAATCTTTAAGTGAAAACAAGTGGCGCAAAATATCTCCTTGGATTGCACGCCACATTGTTGATCTTGACGCTGTTCAAGGTGACGAAATCACCGCAGGACTGGTAGCAATGTTGCTGTGGGGTGGCGGCTCAAGTAAATCATCTGCAAGACGGGCGCAAGCATACGCAGAAAGAATCGTTGCACAACTAGACGAAGATGAACAACGAGCACCAGCACCACCTAAAGATCAAATCAAAGGCAGCGATGAAAACCCTTCAGGTTCAGCAGCAGACAAAACTGGTGGAATCAAAATTAGTGAAGCAACAGAAAAATCGTTACAAAACAAACTTACCGAACACAACGAAAAGATGACCGAAGATGGTCGCCCTGATTGGACTAAGACAACGATGGGTGCGTTGAAGGCTGTTTATCGGCGTGGAGCAGGTGCGTTTTCCACATCTCATAGACCAGGAATGGCTAGGGCGCAATGGGCTATGGCTAGAGTAAATGCGTTCCTTTACCTTTGCAGGACTGGTTCACCAGAAAACAAAAACTATGTTCAAGACAACGATCTACTAAAGTCTGAACATCCAAAGTATTCTTCCGATAACAAAGACAAATAAAACCATATACAGTGGAGTCACTATGAGCGAACTATGCAACTGGGTAGCAAAACCATTAGACGAGAAGCGCACGATTGCGTACAGCAATCTTGAAGTTCGTGCTGAAGGCAACGGAAACACACTTGTTGGTTACGCAGCGTTGTTTGATTCACCATCAGAACCAATGCCATTTATTGAATATGTGAAGCGTGGTGCGTTCAGCAAAACTTTGAACGATGGTGCAGATGTGCGCCTACTTATTAATCATGAAGGCGTACCACTTGCCCGTTCTAAGAGTGGCACATTGGCTTTGGAAGAAGATGAGCGTGGACTACGAGTAGAGGCTGACCTTGATCCGATGAACCCTGATTCGGCTCGTATCCTTTCCGCCATGAAGCGTGGCGACATATCACAAATGAGTTTCGCCTTCCGCACCATCAAAGATTCTTTCAACGCTGATAGATCAGTTCGTGAGTTGCGTGAAGTCCAGTTGTTTGATGTGAGCGTTGTTACTTTCCCTGCGTATGAGGAAACGATGGCAGAGTTGCGCAGCCAAAATATTCCTGTTACTGTTGCATCAGTTTCTACTTTGAGCCTGAGAAAAAATCAGGTTGCATTGCAGAAACTTCGCAGCCGTTAGACAGCCGACCCTAGAACGGGTCACTGATCTCCTGACACTGAGAAAGAAACATAAACAACTATTGACCACAGGAGGTCATAATGTCATTTTCTAAGAACCTAATTGAAAAGCGTGATGCTGCGCTCGCAAAGGCTGATGCCATTGTTGAAGCAGCACAAGCAGAAGCCCGTGAACTGTCACCAGAACAAGATGCCGAAATTGTTTCAGCACTTGAAGAAGTGCGTTCATTGGATGAGCAGATTGCTACCCACAGCGAACTTGAAAAGCGTTCGGCTGAAGCAGCAGAACTTCGCAAAGAAAAGAAGTTTGATGCCGCAGTTGCACCAGCAGTAGTTAAGTCAGAAGCACGCACTTACAGCCCGAAGGCTGAAACTTCGTTTATCGCTGACGCATACTCCGCACAGTTCAACAACGACTTCGCAGCAAAAGAGCGTCTTGCACGCCACATGAACGAAGAAAAGATTGAACGCCGTGATGTTACCAGTGCAAACTTTGCTGGTTTGGTTGTTCCACAGTTCCTCACAGAATTGGCTGCACCGTTCGCTCGTGCAGGTCGCCCATTCTTGGAAGTGGCTCGCAAGCATCAACTTCCTGATTCTGGTTTGGTTATCAGCATCAGCAAAGTAACGACTGGTTCAAGCACTGCAGTTCAAACTGAAGGTGCAGCAGTTTCGGAAACCAACATGGATGATACGAAACTTGATGTTTCGGTTGTCACGGTTGCTGGTCAGCAGAATGTTTCACGCCAAGCGATTGAGCGTGGCACGAACATTGATTCGCTAGTAATGGCTGATCTTGTTGCTGCTTACCACACAAACTTGGATTCGTTGTTTGTTACTACCTCAGCAACTTCGCTGATGAACACAATCACACAAGTTGTGACCTACACCGATGCATCACCAACCGTTGCAGAGTTGTATCCAAAGTTGGCTGACGCTATTCAGCGTATTCAAACCAACTTCTTCGCTGGACCGAACTTTATCTTGATGCACCCACGCCGTTTGGCATTTATCTTGGCTGCACTTGATGATCAGAAGCGACCATTGGCTGTGCCAGTGCCTAACTTCAACGGTCAGCCTGCGATTGCTTCAGGCAATGGCGCACCTGTGTACGGCAATAGTGGTTATACCATTATGGGTCTGCCAGTTATCACCGATGCCAATGTCACCACGACAAACGGAACTGGAACAAACGAAGATGTGATCATCTTGGGCAACACCCAAGAAGCACACTTGTTTGAACAGGGTGCTGGTGAGCCAATGATGTTGCGCTTTGAGCAACCAAAGGCTTCTGAACTTGATGTGACCATGATCGTTTATGGTTACAGTGCGTTCACCGCAAACCGTTACCCAAATGCTTTCTCCCTCATCGGAGGAACTGGATTGATCACACCAACCTTCTAAGGTTGTTTGTTAATCAACTTGTGAAAGGGTTGGTGATATCCTTCGGGGTGTCACCAACCCTTTTCTATTTTCGGAGTGCTAATGAAAAACTATGTTGAATCACTACTGGTTGAGCGTGCAGGTTACGAACGCAGAGGATTGAAAGATCGTGTGAAAGCCGTGGATGCTGCGTTGCGTGAAGTTGGTTTTGATCACAAATATATGACTGAACCAGAAATTGAGACAGCAGCGTTTGAGCCAGTTATTGAGCGTGCTGTTGTGAAGGCAGCGAAAAAGCGTAAGGGATAACTGTGGCTATCACGAACGGATATTGCACACTGGCAGAAGTGAAGGCTGCGTTGAGGCTGACAGACAATGTGGATGACACTTTGTTGGAGAACGCCATTGAATCTGCTTCACGCCGCATTGATGGCTATACAGGCAGGTTCTTTTACAAGACGAATCAAACAGCGATCACGATGTACCCATATAACGAATATTTGCTGTTCTTTCCTGCTGATGTTTCCTCTACTTCGGTAACTATCAAAATAGATTCCACTGCTAATGGCACTTATGCCACCACATTGACGCAGGGTGTTGATTATCTGCTTGAACC